GCAGCGAGAGATTCCGCATTAGCGGAACGAGTACACCAAGCATGTCCTGGAGCTCGATGTTGAAGATATGCGAAGATCGCATATTTCGATCACCGAAAGGGAGTACGTATTCTGCACGGCATACTTTTGCATGCCTAAAGCAGATCCACGCACAAACTACCGGGTCGAAATCCCCAGATTCATATAAATGATCCTGGAGGTACGATTCAAGCAGCTTCACGAGCACCAGGGTTAAGGGGCTCCCATCGAAAGCCACCTCTGGCTTTCCGGATTCCATCATATTCCGATACAGTGCGAGCTCGCTCGTCACTATATGGTCTGGAAAAGAAATCCAGCAATGTATGGAATCCATCTCTGTGACTTCTACGAGCTTGGTCATTAAGTGTCCAAACTCGACACTCGAAACGATGGTAGTCTCGATTCCATCTTCTGCGAAGATGAGATTCGTCGCTTCCACTGTAGCAAGTGAGTCCAGAGAAACCAACGGTATGTTGGTCCATGATCCTAAGTCTGCAAAGAATATGTGCAGGCAAGGAATGGAGCAAGTTATCTGACGCATGCCATAATCCTTTATTAAAGAGGTTATTGCATGTATCAATGATAGCTTGAACAGCCGTTGGGCTGTCCGCCACCACTGTCTTTGGCTTTACCGGGGTAACATCGTTACCTAGGTAGGCCTCAGAGCCACAGGACTCCCTAAAGTGTCCAGTGACATACGATTTACTCGTATTCACCTTCAACTGAAGGGACTCCATTATGGCCAGTAGTGGCCCATACCCGTGAGACGGGATGATAATGTCATCACCGTACACACGAACTTGGTTCCGCATTTTCCTGATAGAGGACCAGCTTATCGGACCCTTTATGCTCACACTAAGTGCGAGACATAAGAATACGATAGACTGGACAGGAAATGTGGTAGCTGAACCTTGCGAGGCAAACTTCTTGAGTTTCAAGAAGCTCGGAGAATCAGAGATATCATCTCTGATCCACCTCGTACGTGCGGCGTGCAGGGCGGATAATAACGAAGGATTCCTTCGAAATATACGCTCCACGGTCCAACACGTAAGACGATCACTAGCAGACGATAGATCTACCGTCGCCAGGGATCGATCCAAGGAAGACTTCACCACCAAATCGGATGATAGGTCCTGCCTACGGAAATTGATGAAGCAACCCTCAAAAGTTGCATCAACTCTTTCCCGCAGGTATCTCCATACCATTTGCTGACAGTACTGTTGTGCTGTCGGCTCAGCAGCAATAAGGCGAGGTGCCTTAGCTGTTTTTGGTACGGATATCAAACGAGATGGAACCTCGTGGTTACGAGGGCGTTCCATATCAGAGCCAGCGGTTTTACCCACAAGCTCAAACGGGAACATACGGTGAAGCTTTTGCGGCCAGTTTGGGAAACATGATTTCTCATGATTCTTAAGCCTTTCCGCAACAGCACCAGGTCCATGTCTGAAACCAGTACCCGTACCTTCGTCATACCATTGATCAGAAAGATCAATGGATGAAAAAGGTCCGAGTGCTTCTGAAACGAGATCAGCAACCTGCTGAGCTCGATCCAGGAGGACAACGAGGCCCTCGTCCCTTATTTCGGAAGAACTTTGTCCCGCTTCTTGCGAGACAAGATTCCACGAAAGATCGGGATCAAGGTAGGAAGCAGCGTCGCAAAGGTTGCGATTAGCTGCCCCGTCCTCGAAGTTGACGCAGTCGAGATCCCATCGACAAGATGGGTCCCGGAGTCGTCGCTCGATCCCATGGTACTCTCCTACTGTCGCTTTTACGCGATTGATGGAGCATTCCGTGGCTAACTTCTTCCCAAGGCAACTAAGTTGTCGAAGAAAGAAGATGGCTAAAGGATCTGCCTCAGGTCTCAGACAGCCGTCATTGTCGAACACGCGCGTCCATAGTCCCGAGAATAATCTCGGCACTTTGGTACGATGAGAAACCCTCTTAGAAAGAGGGCCACTCAACGTTAGGCGTCCGATCTCGAGTCCATTCAGAAGAATGGCATCAAGATTCGGGAGATCTAAGGTATAAACCGTTAGATCTCTAGTCCGACATAAAAGGGTTAGGGTCTTGAGATCAAGATCCAGTCCTTTCAACGACGGGTATGCCTTCTGGACATCCGTAAGGATGCCAGAAGAGACATGGAGTAGAACATTAACCTGGCTTTTCATTCTAAGTCCTTTCTGGACAAAAGAATCCAAGCCACGGATACTCTAGCTGCCTACGTTTCTCAAGCGTAGGTTACGGAAACTCGGCCGGCAATTAGCTTTCCGAGTTAAGCAATTTGGTTGCGACTGCACCGCTGCTAGCAGCGATATAGTTACACAACCCAACTGCAACACCGACAGGATCAGTGAGGGTATCACCCACCTGATTCTCAAGGACCAGATACGTTCTACGAACGTAATTCGTGGTCGAAGGTGCGACAGCAAACACAGTCCACTTCAGCTCGATCGAATGACGATCAATCGTCACCGAACGAGCCTTGTCGACGCGTGTGCTGTTTCGAATGAACATGCGGAACTCGTCAGTCGCAGACCGGAGAAGCCACTCAGATGAGTACTTGTCCTGGTTAATGCGAGTGAGAGATCGCGCAACGGCATTCACCGTAACGCTTTGAGGATCCGTGAACATGTTATTACTCCTTGATTGGCGTAGTTGTTACAGTAATAGAGGGCCTTTGGCCTTCGTTACTGCTAACGACGCCAATATGCCCACCTGGTTCCCGTCGAGAAACGGGAATTGGGCAGTCACTGCGGGCGAAACGGTAGTGCGTGTTTTGCCGTCTCTCTGAATCTGAATTGGCGATAAAGAATAGGGTTTCCCATTCTTAATACCAGACAGACCAGGAGCCGACCACTCCGTTTGAGTATGGGTCATCACAACACAAGTTGTGAGACTGGCAGGGATAATATTACGAGACGCCGAAAGAAAGGTGCCTACGTTAAAACCCCAGTCAATGAGCCACGTCCACGGAATTAGTTCCCACACGGTCGAAAGATCGAGTGTAAGTCCTAATACCGCACGTTGGATCAACCTTCTCATAGAATCAGGCGTATACACCTTAGAGAAGTCCACTGTAGGTGACCACCTACAATGAACCCTCTTAGTGCGTATTGTGTTACCTCTTGCACGAGTACTGAGAAATATCCCATTACTCTGCTGAGTCCAAAGGACATCAGACGCAAGAGAACCCATGCCTACTTCTATCGTCCGACGTAATCCTTTATTGGTTTTAAGACGATCCACTTCCTTGATACGTCTATCGACGGCATCATGAAACTGGAAGATCTTCTTAAGGTCGTTCAGAACGGGACCAGTCCCGAATTGAAGCCCTAAGTTTGCTCTACCTAAGGTTGATAGCCATTGCTGGCCAGCATCCTTAACAAGGTGGAACAATTCACCAATCTGACCGAGCTCGATCGGCAAGTCCACAAGTGGACGAGACGGATTCGTGCGTGCTGCACCCATTGTGGCTGCGGCCGTGTCAGAAGGGATTCCGTCAGGATTACCTATATGAGGACCAGCGACAGTACTCCTTAACATATCGCAGACATAGGCTTGAAAGCCAGTGCCAGCAGTATCTAAGGGATGTTCGATGATCCCACCAAAGAATTTCCATGACGCACCAGAAATGGGTCTACAGTCCCCAGGATCATTAAAATCCGTAAAGGACTCTGACACATTGGTGATAGGCACGGAAGCTATTGGTGCCCCTGATTGCCATCTAATTCCACCATCTACGGTGGTAGATCGCGATCTAACACGTTGGGGCATAAGGTATCTCCAGTGACAGTTGAGGGATTGGTTCAAGATCGGGGATATTATCCCCTCTCAGGAACCATGTAGGGACCACGAAAGTGGTCC